ACCGGTGGCCGATTTCCGGGGCCAAACATAAACCTACCCATGCGAGCTATTCCTTTAACAAATAAACCCACTGCACCGGCAAATAATTTAAAAATATTTCCAAAACCGAACACCACCCCACCAATAGCAGTTACTGCAGCTATCTTGAAACTAGTCTTTAAAGTATCTAAAGATATACCTAACTTATCAGACAATTTATTGCCTAGAAAATCTATGACAGATTCAAAACCGGTACTTAAAACTTTATACACAGCATCTGCTAGTGGTATTCCTAATAGTTTGCCTATACCTAAGAGTATTCCGCCGCCTATTAATAAAGTTCTCAATTCATCCCAAGCACTCTTAGCTTCTGGCGGAAATAGATTTTTTACACCATCTCTTAATTTTTCTAAATTCTCCACAAGAGTAGCAAATCCTCCTTTTTGAGAATCTACTATTCGATTGCCCAAAGAATCTAAATTCTTTTTTTCTGCATCTGGATCTTTTAACTTTCCCTTTTCTCCAGAAACACCATCGTCTGATGCTCTAGAATTTGTAATATTGCGAAACATTTGTTCCAACGCGGCTTGTTGGGCTGCATTGTTGGCAGGATTAGAACCTGGGGTAGAGCTATTATTTAAACCCGGAAACTGAGAATTAGTAAATTGTTTAAGGGTTTCTGATAATTTTTTAAATTGTTCTGCTCGGTTGGTTTCTATGGCTTGGATAACTGGAAGATTAACAACTTCTGATATGGACTTTATGCGCCCATTCATTTCTTTAAAAGAAGCCATGAAGGATGCAAAGTCTTCAGCAGACCTGTCATAGTTAAAATTGCTTCCAGACGAAGCGGCGTTAGGATCCATGTAAATATTTAGATCTAACGCCTAGACATTAACCCAAAAATACAGCAGTATTGACGTCTACAATTGCAGTGTGTCCCTTAGAAGAAGTTACGGTAAGGTAAGATTCTACAGAATTTTTCCAAGAAGACATCTTATCAAAAATGCTTTGTACTATAAAAATTGGCAATTTTTCCACAAAAAACATTTTTTGTTTTAAATCCCATGAAGAATAAGAAAGATCTTGATTGTCTAAAAAGATATTTTTAATGTATTTAGAAGTTTCAAATATAAATCCTTCAGTAATAATATTATTAAGAAGATTTTGATCCGACAATTCTTTGTTTTGCGTCTTTAAGAAAGATGCATTTTGAAAATAATAACGATCTAAACCCAGTCTAGGAACTTGCAATATTATTTTTACGTTTAAATTATCTCTTTCAAAAATTATTTCTTCAGTGTCTGGATGATTAAAATTTTTAAATCCTTCTACCAAAGCATTTAAATTTACCTCTTCTATATATTCTTCTTCAGTGTCTGAGTCTATGAACTTAGTTTTTACTAGAGAAGATATTTGATTTTTTAAAGATAAACTTAAAAAAACTCTATCTAAAACTGTTAAATTGTTTATTTCTATGGCCGGGGTTAAATTGTTTTCTTTTAAAACATCATAAACAAATTGTTCAAAATGTATTTTTTCTGTTATTACATTATTTTGTAAAGCCGTAGACAATAACTTTTTTTGTTGTTCTGCACTGATTTCTTTTAATTTAATATGCTCTTTTATTGAAGGAACCCAATGTTCTTTAGCCAAATTTGTTTCAGATAAAGAATTTAAAGCCTTTAAAGCTTCTTCAAAAGACAATACATTGCTAGGTTGAGACATACTTTAATTATTCTTTAATTCTAATAATCTACCTTAAAGATTCAAAATCTTCTCCACCTTTATTTCCTTTTGGATTTAAAGCTTCTAATTCTTTTGCAAACAAAGTCATATAAACCTTTCTCTCTGCTACTGATATAGAATCTAAATAAAAAGGTACTACCCCTTTAGAAGCTAGCATATAATATTCTTCTAATATTCCAGATATATCATCTGAAAAAAACAATCTTAAAATTCCTTGATAAGAAATACTATAAAGATCTATTCCATTAGAAAATTCTTGCAAATGTTTAACATTCCACACGTCTCCATTTTTTAATTTTAAAACTGCTTCTATAATTAAACTTTGTATATTTTGTCTAATAGAGAATGGCAATTTGTTGTAAATTTGAGTCCTTTCTTCAAAATTTAAATTGATTAAATTTATACAGTTACTATCAAAGGTAATTTTTTTAATAAAATATGGTATGCTAGATATTACTTTATCTGCTAAAGATAGAGAATCTTGAGGTATTTTTTTTAAAAAAAATTCTTCTTCTTGTAAATTAGGCCAATCTATTTCTACATTAAAATTGTCAAAAGTTAAATTATTATTAGGCAAACATTCTTTAGCTAAACTATATAATCTTTGTATAAAAGAAGAAATTTTTAAATTAAATTTAACCGGCATATCCGATACATTTGCTTCTTTGACATAAAGTTCTAAATCTTCGCCTATAGTAACTTCTCTTAATTTTGCCAAAAATAAAATATAATCTATTATGTTTAATTTTAAAAAATCTTCTTTGTTTTTAATACTTTCTAAAACAATTTCTCGAAAGATCGTTGCATAATCAACCGCGGTTTCTTCGTTTAACGGTAAGATTAAATTAATTTTAGACAAAGCCAAAAATTGTCTATTGTTTAATTCTTTGTAAAAAATTTTAATCTCAGACAGTGGCATGTCCACTGTATGCAAATAATACTCCATCTTTGTATTTATTTGCTGAAAAAGAAATTCTACGAGTTTACCATACCCTGAGTGTGTACTTCTAAAACACTATATGTATTAAAGGCAAAAGTAGCACTTCGATTGGATAATCCGTCTTCTGTGTGAGCTATAGAATAACTTCCAGTGTCTGTAGGAACTACTCCGTGGAATCTTACTATCTTCCGTATAAAAGGTGCAGAAGACATTCCACTTTTAGCATACTGAATTACGTCTACGTAATTACACTTTACAGATTTACGAGATAAGGGACTTCTGGCTATTAGTCCATAATGAGAAGTAAGTACGATCCACGGTCTAATAACTAAATCTACGAAAGATGCATTGGTTTCTAAAAAATTACAAGTAAAATTTAATCCTGGTTCTCTATTAGTAGCTACTATAGGAGCTATGTGAGCACCATATCTAATTCCTTGTCTAACTACTCCTGCCCTTTCTTGAGGCAAAGTAATGCCTCTAGCAAAAACACATCCAACTCTTTTGTCTATATTATGAAATTTACGATCTAATAAAGAGTCTATAGTTTTTTGAGACAAAGACCATTCCGAAGCATCTAAGGCAGAAATGTATTTTGCCGCACTGTTGCGTATAGCTGGTACACTATCAAAATTAAAATAAATTAAAAATTGATTAGCAAGTGCTATAGACGTGGGCCACCTGCTTAGAATGTCTAGATAGTATTGTATAGGACCATTAACCAGTGCCATATACAATACTTAGCTAAGGGGCAGAAATTACTGCCAAAATTGATAAGCCAATGTAGCCGATTGCTCCACAATAGCACCACCTTCTGTGGCATCTAAAGCATAATCGCCTATAGCACGGCAATAAGCGCCAATTAATTTATATGTTCTTATAGGTGATCCAGATTTATCCATCAAAGCTAAAGTAACTGTTCCTAAATTTTTGAGCTCGTATAAACCGGTGCTGGTTGCATCATCAAATAACACACGATTCCAAGTTTCTAATTTTCTACGAATAGCCAAATCTTGAGGCATTCTAAAAGTAACATTCCAACTATCATTACCAGTATAGGTAGCTGTACCTGGAACATTAAATTGTAACCCCATATATTTTACTGGTATATTGGTAATATCTCTTTTGGGAAGAGACGTGGTTGTAATATAAACCAAATCTGATTCATCAAAATTAAGGCCAGAAATGCCAGTTTCTATACTAACAACCCTGAAAAGATTTTTACGCGCAAAATCTTTCTTATAAGCTGTTTGATAAAAGTTCTGAATGTTTTGATTAGAAAATATATTTGGCATATGTTAATACTTACCTATTAGGGAACTAATTCGCTTAGATTTACACCAGTACGTGTACCAATGAACTCTGCTAATATGAACTCAGCTGTCCTTGTTGGTTGAATGTAAATAGCAACTTTCAATTCATTGTTATCAATAACGTCTGGAGTGTTATTGCGTTCGTCGCAAATTATACGATAATCGTACACACCATCATTATTTTTAGCTTGTTCAAAAATTGGTGACAAAGCATTAACCAAACGAACTCGTGTAGAGAAGCTGTTGGGTTCAAAGATGAAGAATTTCAACAATCTCTTAGTAGCTTTTTCTAAGGTTAAGAACAATCTACGAACATTGATTCTATCAAATGCAGATGGTTGATTAAATAATGTTTTTTGACCAAAGATAACATAGCCATCACCTGGGAAGAATGCTATTGGGTTTTGATTAATCTTATACAAGTAATCTCTTTGTTTTTGAGTTGGATTAATTGCTAAATCAATTACATTTCTTAACACGCCACGAGTGAAACCAGCGGGTGCAGACCAAGGAAAGCTTACTGCGGATGAATAAGCAATATCTGCGGCTACATACCCAGAAGACGGCAACCAAACTAATTGATCAGAAGAGGTGTCATTGTTACGAATCCAGTTAGCATAGCTAGCTCCATATTGAGATGGAATACTTCCTAAAAGGTTCTTTAAAGGGTTATAAACTTCTTTAGAAAAGTCATATCCCAATTTGGCAGAAACCTTAGAATTAGGACCATTTACAAAAATATAACGCAATGGATCTAAGATGAACATGTGGTCTCTACGCTCCTGGGCCTCTGCTGCTTCATAGAACAGATTAGCAATGCTAAGATATGCTTCTCTTAAATTTTCAACCCCGACCACATAACCAGTCCCACCCTCTGCCGGATTTTGTAAAGCAGACAAAGCCGCAGAGCTCATTGGATAATTTTCATCAAAATAATATTGAACAGACTCTTTTTTAGAACGAGGATTGTTCTTAGCTCCAGCCCAAATTGTACCCAATCCACACTCTGCCGCAATATCTATATCAATGTCTAAATCTCTTAAACGAGTTAAATTACGACTAACCTTGGCTGGCAAATTACCAATATCATTTAAAGTATCATTTGTAGAGGATACAAAAACTCCATGTGAATACAATTTCCTAGCACCGTTTGATACTCTAACCGTCTTAGTAGGTGTTCCATTTTCAGACACCCAAGTACCTTTAGAACTAATATAAGGATTAACATATACCTTTATTTGGCTGCGGGTAGCTTCTGAAACTCTTTCTAAGAAGAAAGAAGTTGGTGTACCTCCTAAAGGATTGCTTTGAGTTTTGTTAACATATAAAGATCCTACTAATGGAGTGTCTAGTCTATAATCCAGGGTTACATTATCACCATATATAGAAGTGCGAATCTTATAAACTGCAATTGTAAGGCTGTCGTTATAGTTGTTCTGAGAAAAATCAAAACCATTTGGCAGTCTTTCTATTGCTTCTGAAATACTATTTTTCGGTGATCTGTAATCAGCAGACAGAGCAAAACTTAAACGGGAACTTGGAATGTCTGTATAGTATTGTTTAAATCCATTGTTACCAGCCGCAGCTTTAATTCCTGTAACAGCATCAAAGTCTGTAGCTGGGCTGATGTTTGAATTATCAGCTATAGCAACATAATATCCCTCATAAAGACTGTTTACAGCCAATTTAGAAGGATTTAATACTACAATACCACCTTTTCCAATTTGAGATTCTAAATTGATTTCAGACACTGAATATCTATCTTGCCAATTTATACCACCAGAAACTATATAGTCATATTGTGCATCTGTTAAAATTACAGAAGTAGGTTCTAAGATATGAAAATTATCAGCTTCTTCATAGGTTACTGTAGTAATATAAAAAGCAGATATATTTAATACTGTATTAGAACCCGCATTGGCTGTAGTATAGGCAACAGTTGTGGGATAACTTCTAAATATTTCATTAATACTTTCCACATAAGCCGCACTGGTGGCTGGTGTAGATACAGAATTTAAATAACCAGTTCCCAAAGCACCCCCATCACCGGTTATAATTTGAGTGAAAGCATTAATGTAATTAGTAACAGCAACTGGTGAAGAGGTATATGTAGTAGAGGCTACCCAATTGTTTTTTATGCCAGATCCGTTTAATGTAGCAGAAACTGGATATACTAAAGCACTATAAGAACTGGCATATCCTTCACCTTCACCGGGGCCATAAGGAATACGAGTCACTAACAATTTTCCAGGAGATTGTGTTAAAACTTGTCTGGCAGAATGGTACAAATATCTTTCTTGAGCATTTGTAGGTAAGCCGAAAATTGATTCAAATTCAGATACAGATCCTATCTGAGTTACTTCATCTGTGGGGCCTTGAGCTGCAAAACCTGTCATAAAGATCGTGGTGCCCATTTCTGTACTCACTAAAAGGGTCCGATCTGTTTCTGAAATTTGTACACCGGGTGAAGATATGTATCTTGTTGCCATAATAAATTATGAAATATTTATCCTTTATCAGGGGCAATAAAGTGTTTCTTTAATTTTAAGGATAAATAATAACATGTCTAAATTTATCCAACTCTTGAATCGTGTGCAAAAAACATTATTATTCTCAGAGGAAGCCGTAGACCCGTTTAAAGCAGCTTTGCAAGGATTAACCTCAGATGAGCAAGCCATTGCCTCAAAAATACTAGCACAAACCAACAAAGAGGGGGCACCTATGATGACTACTAAAGAACAAGAAGTTTGGAAAAAATATCAAACAGACCTACAGAAACGTTTGCAAGAAACTCTTAACTCACCAACTTCTGTAAAGACCAAAGAAACTTCCTCTAAAGAACAAACATCTTCTTCTAAAGAACAATCTCCTCAACAAACAAAATCAACAGACACAACCAGTGCAAGTTCATTTATTCCTCCGGGAGTTAGCTCTTAAGTTGTATAAATAATATTATATATGGGCAAAAAAACCCGTCCTAACAAGCGGCCTTTACCTACAACTGAATCAGAATTTTCAGAAACTAGAGTAAAGGATACTTCACCACATGTTTTTCAACGAAACAAAATATCTTTTGATTTCAGTATACGAGAATTGCCGTGGACAGATAAACAAAAAGAATTGCTAAGCATTATCTTAAACAAACAAACACGATGTGTTTTCATAGAAGGTCCTGCCGGTACTTCTAAAACTAGCACAGCAGTTTATGGTGCTTTACAACTTTTAAAGATTAAAAAGGTTTCTGACATTATATTTGTACGTAGTGCAGTAGAAAGTGCAGATAGCAAAATTGGATATCTTCCTGGAACTATAGATGAAAAATTTGAAGCGTATATGGCTCCGTTTGTAGAAAAGATGGAAGAATTCCTAGATTCTGGTACCATTAAAAAACTTCACACCGACAATCGAGTAAGTGCAATGCCAGTTAACTATATACGTGGTTTACATTGGCCAGCTAAGGTCATTATCGTAGATGAGTGTCAAAATATTACCTTTAAAGAATTGGTAACTACTATTACCCGTTTAGGTGAGTTTTCTAAGATTATCTTTTTAGGAGATCCTAAGCAATCAGATCTACCATCTGGTAAGTCTGGTGGTTTTAGTAAAATTTGTAAATTGTTTACCGGTGAAGACAGTGAAGCTCACGGAATACATCACTTTCAATTTACTAAAGAGGATATTGTTAGATCTGAATTTGTTAAGTTTGTAGTAGAGAAGCTGGAAAATAATGAATCAACACATGAAATGTTTCCTTCCCATTGATACTCGTAAGTGTAAATATATGACAATCTATGAGCAAGAAAACACAAAAAGCTGATTACCAAACTCTTACCAACAGACCAATTAACTGCCAATACTGCGGTGAACGCGTTATGGGTCAAATTGTAGAGGTTTACGACCCAGCTTCAAAAAAAGAAAATAAACTTATTAGATGGAACTGCCATCGTTGCGGTAATACCGCTCGTATAGGAAGACCTGCTTAATATGAATATAGAGAAAATTGTACAAGAGTCTTTAAGTGATTTGTGGAACAACAAATCTTGGGGCGGTCAATCTCAAGCCCCTCGTAAAGACTTTGGTCCTGGAGACACTTCCAATAGAGGGTACAATTATTCTTATCAGCAAACCAATAGTCCAATCTCTACCCCAGGACCAGAGGCCAACCATCCCCCAGATTTTGGTTGGCCTCTGCAAACCGTGACAGATCATTTTGCCGATGCTTTTTCTAGCTTGTTAGAAGCCGGACAAAAAATAGAAATGGGTTTAAATCTCAATAAATCCTTTTCCAAAGAACAAGTAGCTAAATTAAAAAAGACTTTAACCTTTTTAGGTAAAGTAACAGATGCCATACAGCTCTTAGATAAAAAAGTTCACGAAGCTGCAGAACTTTCTCTTAATTTTAAAGGCATCAACCAAGACAAGGCTTGAGTTTCCCACTAATAAGAAGTATTATATTGTTAATGAAAATTAACAAAAATCTTCTTAACTTTTTTAAATCTACGTCAACAGTGTTGGCGTTATCAGGTTTATGTGGGTTAGCCTTTCATTTATTAAATCATAATTTTTGGGCTTCCTTTATTTTGGCTTTCTTTTTCCAATATGCTCTCTTTGCATTTATAGGAAATATCATCAATAGCTATTTTTCTTATAAGCTAAAAGAAACAGAACTAGATAAATTAGAGAATTTGTCTTCCATTTTAGAATGTGCCTTTTGTGCTAAACCAAATGTGGTTACCTTTTTTCCAAATCAAAATGAACGTTTTGAATTTGAGTGTGAAGAGTGCAAAAATAAAAATGTAGTAAATCTTAATTTTACAGTTGCACGAGTAATGGATTTTAAAGATCCTTTAACAGTAGCCCCGACCATTCCTAAACCCACTTCTCCTCTCTAATACTATGAACCAAGAAACCACAATCGAACCACGTCAAAGTCCTCTAGCCTGGTGGGGTAATACTCAAGAAAAATCTTTAACCATGGCTCGCTGGATGGCTTTGTATGAAGCAGTTAATATCATTGCGGATAAAGGAGAAGAAAAAGATATTCCTCTAGAAAAAATTGAATTTAAACCTCTGGACATTAGAGATTATATGAATGCGACAGAAGATATCTTTCTGCGTAAAATTTTACAAGAAGATTATAAAATTCACATTTGTTGTGATGAAGACTTTACAGAATCTTTAAACCCTGTAGAAGTTAATCTTAAAGGTTAATATTCACCGTATACTCTAGTATCACTGCTAGGATTATCTAAGAGATAATCAAAATTTTCAGAAGTATTTAATTTTAAAGAAGTATCTTCTTGAGCTATATTTCCTTGACCAGGACCAGCACTGTTGGGTTCTTGACTGTAATCGTAACGTTTTGCTTTAAAGAACCATACATAGTGACCACCTAAAGGATTGATTTGAAATTCATCTATAGTTTCAGTTATTTCAAATACAACTGGTCCTCGTTTAGGAGTATGCAGACGATCTGCACCATATTCAGTCATTTTAATTAAATCGCCAGGTTTAGGTTCAGCACCAGCTCCATACACTTCTTCAAAAAGTTCTGGATGTATAATTCCATTAAGATCTCCGTCTGCTATTAAACCAAATTTTGATAAAAGTATAGAATCATTATTTAAGGCTAATAAAAATATCATTTTTTGTGGAGCAGCATAACCAGCCATGTATTGTTCTCCATATAAAGGATTAGCAGCTGATAAAGTTGTTAAATTTGTATAGTATAATATTTCTTGCCCAAAAATATTAATTTGTTCTTTCAGCCAATTAGAAAAATTTTGCCTTTCAGCTGAGTTAGTTTTTTTGTTTAAAAATCTTAAATTTTCCATATTAAGAACTTTTTTGTTTTCTTATAAACCAAAAATTATTTCCGTCAAACCATATACTGGCTTCTGACTTTCCTAATCTAACAAAAGATTTATCCCATTCTAAAGGATTGGGTGGTCTATGGTATTGAATTAAAATTTGTCTAGCTATACCATTACCAATTCTTTCTCTTTGTTGTCCGGAGTTAATAAATCTTTCTACAGTCTGATTTATTAATTGGGCTCCGTGACTATGGGGTACAAAATTTAAATGTTTACGATTAGAATTTGCTCCAGTAATTCTATCTACAGTTTGATGATGCTGTCTAGACTTTGCTGTGGGTTTAATGTAATCTTCTAACCCAGTTTTGTTTGTTGGATTTTTATAGTTATTAAAGCGACCAGGAAATTTAGGCATTCCACTGTTATCTTTTTTTTCTAAGATAGGTCTTTTGTAAAAAGGTGTAAACGACATAAACTATATATTAATATTTATAGATAAAAAAACCCCGTTCTAAGAACGGGGTTTTTTTGTTTGTCTTTTCCTTTAAACGAATTACTGCTCAAATACAGTCTTACCTTGTTTGACCCCGCCTACATCTTGTTTCTTTTTATTTTCAAGATCTTCTGGATCACCGGAGAGTTCAGAAAGTTTGCCATCTACTTTGGCTCCTTTAGGAACTTGAGCTTTACCTTTAGTAACTGGTACTGCTCCCTTTACTACTTGTGATTTGGGGGATGTAAGACTGGCTGCAAGCTTATCAAGATCAATTAAACTATGACCCAATACTTCAGCGTCTACCTCATCTTCAATAGTATCTCCCTCTTCACCTTCTGGCCCACCTTCATCTCCAGCTTCTCCGGCGTCACCTAAATCATCCATTTCGCCACCGAGATCTTCTTCGTCTTCACCTTCTTCAATTTCATCTTCTCCCTGTTCTTGCCCCAAGACCCTTTCTAAAGCTGCTACAGCTGCCTTTAAGGCATCTAACACTTCTTCCATGCCACCGACTTCTGCAGCTTCTTCTTCCTCTCCTTCTCCCCCACCAAGATCTACTTCTCCTTCTCCACTATCCATGTCGCCTGAAAAAGATAATTCGTCACCTTCTTGATCTTCTTTGTCTGCGAGTTCTTCCCAATTTTCTTCTTCACTGAGAATTTTGTTATAGATAGAAGTAAAGAGATCTGATTCTTTGGCTAAACCCTTTGAATCTTTTGCCTCTTTAGGTTTACCGTCTTTATCAGATACTGAAAGACCTTTAGTTGGAGTTTCGACGTCGTCGCACTCGCAAGGTCCACCGTGGCCTTCTTTATAACCATCAATTACATCTGTACCAGGCTTGATGTTACCAGAAACAACTCCGGAAGAACCTTCACTCAAAACGTTTAAATAAGAATTAGTCAATGACATATGTTGTAACATTACTTACCCTTTTATTGGTCCAAAACAATGGTCATCTTGTCTTTTTTAAACATTCTAATTTGATTAGAAGACAATTGTTTTCTTAAAATAGCTTTAGGGGTTTGAGATTTTGTTTTAACTTCTCCCTCTGCCTTTTTGATAATTTTTTTATTTGTGGCAATGCCTACCAAAACATTTTCATCTTTAGGTTTAGAAAAATTAGAATCTTTTCCTTTACCGTAACTTTCCAACATTTCTGTTGC